TGTATAAAGAAGGTTATAGGAAACCCTCTAAGCCTATTGAAGGGGTACTCTAATGCCTAACGTTGTGTTTGCCCTATTCATCGCTTATATAGCTTGTGAGACCTTGTTATGAAGATTAAAAGTGATTATATACCTAAGACATGTTGGTTTTTGACGACAGGTAGGGAATATGAGATTGTAGGGGGGCTTGGAGGTTTAAAAATCATTAAAGCTGATAATGGGAATGAATTGAAGGTAAATATTTATGAATGTGCTTTTTTGAACGGTGGTTCTTGGGATGTTGTAACAGAAGCGGGGGAATTGACAGAGGTTGAAACACTGAGAGCTAGAGTTAAAGAATTGGAACTACGTTTGAACTCTATTAGTAATATGAGTCGTGTTTAAATTTCTTTTGTGTCGGAGGGTAGAGTTTTGAATTCATGTATTAAAAAACATACGCCCTGCCCCGCACAATATGTGCCGTGGCATGAATGGGCAGAGAAAAAAGAAAAAACCCACACACAGGTACGATGTGATAAATGTCAGTTATACGCAGTATGGATACCCAAAATTAAATAATGTCGGATTGGAGAAGTTGGTATGTCACGAGATATTAAGTTTAGAGCTTGGCACAAAGAACAAGGCATGACAAAAACGCCAGTACTGAAAAGGAATGATTTTAGTGGTGAAGTTCACTGTGAGGGCCACACCAAGGCGGGCGAACCCTTCTTACTTCCGCTAATGCAATACACAGGAATGAAAGATCGAAAGGGTAACGATATTTATGAGGGAGACATTATTGAATGTGACGATGAATATTGTCCTTGGTGGATTGTTTTTTGGTCGGATTTAAATGGAGGCTGGTATATAGAATGCGGCGATGATTCTCTGCAATTAGTTGAGACTGCCTGCTATGACGTAGTGGTCGGCAATATCCATGAAAACCCAGAACTACTACAAAATAAAGCGTCTTAATGTCGTAAAAGCGTTTTAATATTTGACGTATCGAAAATATCAACTACATTTAAATTACAGTGTTAGCCCTACACTGACAGAGGATTGGGTTAGTCAGGGGAATAATTTTCCTTAGATATCGGCTTGACGGTAGACGGTTTCAAGACTTCGAGCCCCTTCTCTGATCGGATTGGGGTTTTTTTATGTCTGTGATATACTGATCATGCATTGTTAGAACCTTCGTATTAAATGTGAAAATTGCTAGGAAAGCAGGCCTCTGAAAACTTTCTTTACTAGCGCGAAATTAGCCCACCATATGGCAATATAGTGGGCTTTTTCCCCTTTCTTAAAACTCATGCTATACTAGTTAGAATTGAATTCTTTGGTGTAGATATGCGGTTCTTAATTCTATTTCTATTATCGTTTAGTGTTGCTGCGGCAGAGATTAACCTATCTTGGCAAGCACCCACTCTGCGTGAGGACGGTTCAACGATAGATTCTCCTATATCATACCGTCTCTATCACGTTGTTGATAACATCGAACAGCCAGTTGTTGAGCTACCCTTAGACACCCTATCTTATAATATTCCCGACGCGCCACTAGGTACTCATACGTTCCAGATTTCAGCGGTTGAACACGGCCTGGAAGGTGCCGTGAGTGCCCCAGCATCTAAATCTATTGGCGGTTCTAGGCCAGGACGTATAACGATAATTATTGAGTAATCTACTATGACACAGAGAAAACGAGCAACCGCGCTAATTGTCGCAATGCAAGCGGTTAAGCAGCCGCTAGATGATAAGCGTCAACCACTTTGGGCGGAATTGAAGGAGCTTATCGCATCTACAGAAGGCAGGGAGCAGGAGATAAGGCAGGAAATTAAAGCGGTTCAGGATGAGATTGCGCCCATTGATGGTTTGATTGCTGATATTGACAGAGCAGGCAATTTTAAATCAGAGCGCGGCGCCAACATGTTACTTGACGACTTAGAGGAGACGGCCAATGGTTTCACCAACTAAAATTAACGGTTTTGTTGAACATTTAGCTGAAAAGGTTCATAACCTAGGCTCTGATAATTTGCTTTTGGCGCTATCAAATACAGACCCTTCGGGGGAGGTTCAAGGCATAACATCTAATGCGGTTCTAGCTAACGTAACGGAAGTTTCATATACAAATCTAACCAGCAGAAGCTTAACCATAACCTCTAGCGGTCAAACGTCTGGGACGTATGACTTAGTTTTACAGGATTTAACGGTTACAAGTAATGGCGGTACAACTGGCCCATTCCGTTATATTTACGTTTACAATGACACACCCAGTTCGTCGCCAGCAGACCCAGTAATCAACGTGTATGATAATGGATCTCCTTCAGTTACATTGCAGGATGGCGAGACGTTTACAACAGATTTTACCGGCGATTATATTAATTTATCATGATCGTTTCTAGTCGCGTTACTGATCTAAGCCCAGAGCGGTCAGGAAGGTTTCGGGCTAGATTTGAGTTTACGTTAAGTGATGGGCGTATTATCCAAAGCGGCCCGATTAACGTAGCTAGCGTTGAAGACGCTGAGTCTATGCTTGATAGTTTGGGAGAGTCTATGCTTTTAAGTGTTCAGAGAGCAGACGCTATGCAGGCGGTTAGTGACAATGTTCAAGTCGCTTATATGTTGGCTACGCTTGAGCAAGTACAGTATGCATGGTTGAAGACTGGATTTAACGAAGAAGAACACTACGAAGCATACAATAAAATGAAGGATGTCGGGCCAGTATTGTTAGCTTTGGACTTAACTGACCAGGAATATGCAGAATTATTGGGTTCTACCTTGGAAGATGCAGTTGCAGTGCGTGAATATTGGGCGTTTCTTGATTCGAATAGCGTTGTTATAGAGTCGTACAGAGGTATTTTATAATGGCGTTTTACTACGTTAAATCAGGCGGCACGGCTACCGGCGATGGCGGTCGATACGCTAGTGAAAAGGCCAATAACTCATGGGCTACTGAATTCACAGCAACGTCTGAGTATTACGATAGTATAGAAGACGCAATGAACGCTACAACGGTTTATGTTGATGGTGATTTTATATTTATTTCTTCTGCTTCAAGCTTAGCGAATGGTTCAGCGATAAATCTAACTCTAGGTACTGTAACTGACTCACCCGTAATGATTTACTCTGTTGATGATAGTGCAGTTAACGACTATTTAGCTGGTGCGTTTGAAGATACGACAGGTACAACGCAGGACTATAGCATTGGTACAGCAGGATTAATTATTAAAATGCATGGCGTCACGCTAAGGGCAACGGATGACTTTAACGCCTCGCTTTCTAACTCTGGATTTATGCTTGAAGACAGTACATTAAGGCTTGGTGCGTCAGGTAGCAGGAGTTTAAGGTGCGCTAATGATGGGGCATATTTTACACTTAATAATTCTCATATAGTATCAGACGTAGGAACTACGGGAGGTCTACTTGAAATTTTCCAGGGTGGTGTTTTTGAGATGTGTGGCGGCTCAACTTCTGCTACTAGCGGTTCGTTAAATGATTTGATATCAGGTGGAGGCACTAACGGAGGGATGACGGTAACATTCAACGCTGTTGATCTTTCGGGGCATGGATCAGGTACGTTTCTTTTAGGTAATGTGGGAAATAGCAGGGCAGCAGATGACGCTATTAATGTTCGAATAAACGCATGTAAGCTTGCCGCTAACGTAGGATTTGTAGAAGAGTCATTTGCAAACAGAACGCATAAATTCTTAATGACAAATAGCTCGTCTGATAGTGATGCGGCAGAGTATCAGTTTTTTCAAAGGACATGGGCGGGGGATGTTGAAGACCAAGACGATTCAGGAATACATAGGGACGAATCAACCGCGTTTGATGGCGGAACCAAGGTTAGTATTAAGGTGGTAACTAATGCGGATTGCAACGCGGGAAGACCTTTGATTGTAGATTTACCTGCACGATTTGCGGCATTGAGTAGCGCTTCTACGGATACAATTAGAATTTATTTTGCACAGGCTAATACTCAAGCAGATTTAACAGACGTTAATTGTTGGGCAGAGGTTCATTATCCTGATGGCACGAACAAAAACGAATATAATAGGGTTAGTAATCAGGCTACATTGTTAACTACTGGAACACAACACACAGATGATAGTGGCTCCTCAACTTGGTTAGATGGTGTTTCAGCACTCACGGGGCATGACGAGTATAGAATGGATATCTCAACAAGCGGAGATGTAGGTGCGGATAGTGTACCAATTATAAGAATCTATATAGCCGAACCTAGCATAACTGTTTATTTCGACACAACTGTTGATGTGGTTGCCTAATGAGTAAATACCTTGTAGGTGGAAAGATCTACGAGGATGACGGCACTAGTGCGGTTATTGTCGGCAATAAAATACTTGTTCAGACGGGTGGCGGTGCAGTAGGTGAGACATTAGAAGCTGATGTTGGCACCTATACGCTTGGTAGTGATGATGTAAACCTTCTACGAACACATATATTTGATGCAGGTCTAGCTAACTACACACTTGGAAGTGATGCGGCTAATTTACTGTACGGTAGAGTTTCAAACTTAGACGTAGCCACCTATTCATTAGGTGGTGATAGTGTAGACTTTACTGTTTCATCGTTCCCAGTCATGGACGCTGATGTAGGTGTTTATAGTCTCGGTAGTGATCCAATAACGTTTTTGATTAATCGCGTTATTAATTTAGATGTAGGCTCATATACATTAAGCGGCGATGATGTAACGTTTATACATACCACAGCAGATACGTTAAGCGCTGATGTAGGTGTTTATACTTTAGGCAGTGATGTTGTAACGTTTAGCCGTGATTATGTAATGACAGCAGCGACGGCAGCGTATAACCTAACGTTTACAGATGCTAATTTTATAGTTAGTGCGTTTGGTACACCGGATTGTTTTACATATTTAAACTCTAAGATAACAGAGAGCGAGTTTTTAACGGGTGCTATTGATAGTGGAGCCACATATTTAGAAAGTGTTATTGATGATGGTGCTACATATTTAACTAGTGAGATAAACGATGATGATATATTCCTTGATGGGGTTATTTGCTCATGACAATTAGACAGGGCGAAGTGGGTAAAATCATTCGCGTAAATGCAAAGTTTGATATGACTAGTAACTCACAGTTAACATTGGTATTTACTAAACCTAATTTAGCTTTGTTGAGTGTGAATAAGGCAAGCGGGGTAAGTGCCCCAGGTGTTAACGTTACTAACCCAGACACAGGGGAGGTATTGAACGCTAATGAATATTTTGAATATACAACTCAAAGCGGTGACCTTGACCAATCAGGTTCATGGACTGTTAAGGGTGAGTATGACGATGTGACACCTAAGCATTTTATTGGTGACACTGATAGATTTACGGTATTGGGGTAAAGTTTATGGCAGTTGATAAAGGCGGCAGACCTCAAGCAGTACTGACACCTGATCAGGTGGCGCAAATAGAGAAGCTTTCAGGCGTATTATCTAAGGGGCAATTAGCTGATTATTTCGGTGTTTCAGAGAATACATTTCGAGCAATTGAAGAAAGACAGCCCGAGGTTTTTGAGGCTTATAAGTCAGGAAAGGCTAAATGTATACTGGGAATTGGTCGAAATTTGATCGGTCAATGTGAGGATGGAAGCGTCCAAGCGATGATATTCTACCTTAAAACACAGGCAGGATGGAAGGAAACCGTACATAATCAAAATACTAACGTAGACATGACTCACGAAGAGTGGATAAAGTCGCTTGAATGATATCGAGAAGCAAAACAGAATCAAATTAAAAGATGATTTTGCTTTCTATGCAAAGAATTGCTTGCGTATAAGAACAAAAAACGAGGGATTGACAAAGCTTGTCTTAAATGAGGCGCAAACCTATATCCATAAAAGGATTGAAGAACAGTTAAAGGGAACAGGTAAAGTTCGCGCCATAATTCTAAAGGGGCGGCAGCAAGGAGCATCAACTTATGTAGGTGGCCGGTTCATTTGGCGAACTACTCACAAGTCAGGCGTTAGGGCTTTCATTCTCACACATGATGGTGAATCTACTAACGCTCTTTTTGAAATGACAGAACGATTCAATGATAACCTTCCCCCATTTGTTAAACCCTCGGTAGGCGCGGCTAACGCTAAAGAACTTCAATTTGATAAGTTAGATTCTGGCTATAAAATAGGTACAGCAGGTAATAAGGCGGTTGGTCGTGGTCAGACTATTCAATACTTTCATGGTTCTGAGGTCGCATTCTGGATGAATGCAGGTGAACACACAAAAGGTATTATGCAAGCTGTACCAGATGCGCCAGGAACAGAAGTGGTGTGGGAGAGTACAGCTAATGGTGTTGGTAACTTCTTCCACGAGCAATGGAAACTTGCAGAAAAGGGGTTATCAGAATTTCAAGCTATCTTTGTTCCTTGGTTCTGGCAAAGTGAATATAAAAAAGAATTAACTGATACGTTTATTCTTGATGATGAAGAGTTAAAGTTACAGGAAGTTTACAGCCTGACCAGTGAGCAGTTGTACTGGCGGCGAATGAAGATAGCAGAACTCACCACTGATGGTGTTGACGGTTCTAAAGCATTCAAGCAAGAATACCCAATGAATGCGGCGGAAGCCTTTCAGGTGTCAGGCGGTGACGGACTTATTAAAGCCGATCATTGTATGGTTGCTAGACATTATAAGTTCAATTGTAGCGGCCCCTTAGTTGTCGGTGTTTATCCGTCGAGAGGTAGCGATAGATTCGCTATTATTAGAAGGCAAGGACGAAAATTATACGGAATGGAGTCATATAAAGGTGAGCAGTGCAATACTCTAGGGAAAAACGTGTCTATCTGTAAAGAGATACTTGACACAGAATGCCCTATTGCTGGCAAAGTCCCGGATATGATGTTTATAGATTTCGGCGGCGGTGCTGATATCGTTGACAGGTTACACGAATTAGGTTATGAAAAACGCGTTAAGTCAATCGCTTTTGGTGGCACTCCGTTAAATATGAAGAAGTACAAGAATAAACGGAATGAGATATGGGGCTTAATGGCTGATTGGCTGGTTGATGAATCACTATTGCCAGAGATACCCGACAGCGACGAGCTACAGGCGGATTTGTGCGCCTCCCCTTACGATAGGGATTCTAACGATAGACGTGTATTATGGAAGAAAGAGCGCATTAAAAAAGAGTTTGGATTTAGTCCAGATTACGGTGATGCAGGCGCTTTGACATTTAGCGAGCCGGTCAAACCAAAGAAAGTTAAACTCAAATTTGATTCAGTATGTAGGTGATGTAATGCCATTAAATCAAGATTACTCAGACATTGCCGCTGTACTGGTGATGATTCAGAAAGCCCAAGACGCAGAGCAAGATCAGCGCGACAAAGTGCGAGAGGCTAAACGTTTCATTACTGAACGCGATGGAATGTGGGACCCATATGCAATTGATAAAATGGATGGGCGCTTTCGTGGTACGTTTGATATGTGTACGCCTATTATTGATGGTATAGCGGGTGAGATAGAGCAGTCTGACTTTACATTACGCGTTAGTCCTTCAGGCGGTGAAGCCTCAAAAGATACTGCCAAAATTTTAGATGGGTTAATTCGGAACATTCGGAACGTTTCAAACGCTGAGGACGTGTTCAATAACGCGGGTCGTTCGAATGCGATTGGTGGGTTTGACTGTTGTGAAGTTGTGCAGGAATGGGTTGAAGGTGATTCATTCGATCAAGACCTCTTTATTCGACGAGTTCCAAACGCTGTAGATTCGGTGTGGTTTGATTTGTCATCAGTATTGCAAGACAAGAGTGATGCTAATTGGTCTGTGAAATTATCAGGGTTACCAGTTGACGAATATAAGTCACGATGGCCTGAGGGTTCTGGCATGTCAGTTGGTGACGACTCTAATCATCAAGGCAACAACAGTACGCACCAAAAAGAAGTAGTCACAGTTGGTAAGCTTTATTACAGAAAGCCACGCGATATTGAAATTGTGCGCATGACTAGCGGCGCAGTGTATAAAGACGATGACAAATTTCAGAAAGTACAAGATGAATTAGCTAAACAAGGTATTACGATTGAAGTCGGTGAGGATGGCGAAGAAAAGCGCAGAGTACGTAAAAGCTGGCGTGTATATTCACGTATGTTTGACGGTGCAATATGGCTTGCAGAGGAAGAAGAGACAGTATTCGACTTTCAACCATTAGCGCCTATTTATGGCAATTTTGACATTATAGATAATGAACTAATTTACTTTGGCAAACTAGAAAACCTTTACGATTCTCAGCGCGTGCTGAATTACGCAATGAGTAGAGATATTGAAGATGGTGCGTTATCTCCCTCCCCTGCAATATGGATGACTGACGCTCAAGCAGAGGGTAATGATTATTCAACAATGAACACAGATCACGTACCGGTAAGGATATATAATTCAGACCCAACCGCCCCGCCAATTAACGGCCAGTCGTTTACAGGTGGGCCGCAGCCAAGCGCAGGATTGCAGACAACAATACAAAACACACAACAGATGATTGGTGTGTCGTCAAATACCTTTCAGTCTCAGCAAGGTAACGCCAATGCTCAGCAGTCGGGTGTAGCTGGATTGCAGCAGATTGAGCAAGGCAACATAGGGAATATGAAGTGGTTTAAAGACCTTGAAGTCATGATCTGCTATGTGGGTAATATAATCGTTAACGCTTTGCCCAGGGTTATCGACGCCACAAGACAATCGAGAGTTCTTGAGGAAGACGGAACAAGCGACATGATCACGCTAAACCAGCCTATTTTTGACCAGCAAACACAGCAAAACGTAGTGTTGAATGACCTAACGATTGGTGAATATGACGTTGTTTGTGAAGTAGGACCAGCATTTAATAGCGCTCAGAAAGAAGCGGCGCGTTCATTTGAGGTGATGGCAGCAATTGATCCGTCATTTGCCCAAGCGGGTATGGATATCTGGCTCAAAAACAAGAAAGAGCCTGGAATGGACTTGATGTCTGAGCGATTCAGGACGCAGTTGTTCAACTCGGGAACTATTCCAGAATCACAATGGACTGACGAAGAAAAGAAGCAGGTAGCACAGCAGCAAGCAGCGGCACAGAATCAGCCACCTCAAGAAGATCCTAACATGCTTATTGGTCGGGCCGAGTTGATCAAGGCTGAAAACGAGCAGGCGAAAACGAACATTGACGTTCAGGTTAAGTCTAAGCAATTGGAATTAGATGAGAGACGATTACAGCTTGAAGAGAATAAATTATTGCTAGAAGCCGAGAAAGCACAGGATAAAACCGATCTGGATATCGCTAAACAGCAGGAAGTACAGAGTCAGAACGATATCAATAATTTGATGCAAAAGCAGGTTCAACAACAGGCTCAGATTAATGATGCAATGGCAAACCTTAAAACACTTAGGGAAGCAATGGGAGTCGATACTATTGTAGGCCCACACAATCAAGAGGCTTACATCAATCAAGCTGTCGGAGTTACCGAATTGCAAGAGCAGTCAGGCGTTGACACTTCTGTAGGTGAGCAAGTGACTGGGACTAACGACGATAATTTGACCATATAGCCATCGAGTTATATACTACACATATAGGCCCACGGCAAGCCTTAATTGTCGCTCAGTCGAAAGACTATGCCTACAAGGTCGAATACATGAGTGAAGCTCCGCAAAACGAAACTAATGACGCGCCCGAAGATGTCGAGTTATCTAGCTTCGAAACAAATGATTCTGTTGTAGAATCGGAAACTACAACCCAGGTTGAGGGTGAATCAAATCAGCAAGTTGATGAAGTTGAAATAGCTAAGCAGAAGGCGAATGATGCGTTCAACAAGCAGTATGGCGAAAAGAAACAGTTAGAGCGTGAACTCAAAGTACAGCAAGAGGAAAACGCAAGGTTTCAAGAAGCCGAAAGAGCGCGACAAGCGGCATTAGTGGGGAATATCCCAGATATGCCTGACCCTTACGATGATGACTTTGATGAAAAGTCCAGAGAGCGCGACGCGGCTATTATAGCTAAAGCGAACTTTGACGCTCAGAATCAAAACTATCAGGCTCAGCTACAACAACAACAGCAGCAAACAGCGCAGGCACAACAGGCCAAAGCTCAGGAATTACAAACCGCGTTTACAGCTAACGCTAAAAAGGTAGGAGCAACCGACGATGAGTTTAATTCAGTAATAAAAACTCTTAATGTTGGAGGAATTACCAGAGAGGCGGCCGACGCGATTATGTCGCTAGGTGAAGATGGTTATTTCATTGCGAAACACCTAGCGGCGAACCCAGCAGAGGCTCATGAGTTTAATACCATGAACCCTATACTGGCAGGCGCAAAACTTGTAGAGCTTAGGCAGAAAGCAGGCGCATTGAAACCAAGAATAAGCAACACCCCAAATCCTGGCGATAATTTGCAGGGTAGAGGCGCAGATCCAGACGCAGGCCAATATAAGTATATTGGCGGGTCGTCCATTGATTTAGGCTCGGGGTGGTAATTAATAATTAATAGGAACTTCACTCATGGCTAACAATTTAAGCAGTAACGTACAAGCAACGCTATCAAAAAAGATTCTTGATCGTTTTGAATCAACACGCACAATCTCTAAAACTGTCAACACGCAGTTTTTAAGCGGTGCAATTAACTCAAACACTGGTGATACGGTATTTATTAAGCGTCCAGGTAGATTTAAGTCGACTCGATCCGCTGATGGTGACTTGGTAGCGCTAGGCTCAACAGCAAATAGCATTATCGCTGGTAAAGCAGCCGGTACTGTGCAGGACTACATCACTGTAGAGACTGACTGGACAAACCTGGAAGAGGCAATTGAACTTAATCAACTAGATGAATTAGTTGTTAATCCGATGATGGATGAATTGGTCTCTACTCTGGAGACTTCCTTCGGTCAATTTGCACTCAAAAATTGCAACTTGTCTGTTGGTACGCCTGGAACAGAAGCCGATAGTTGGGGCGACATTGCGCAAGTAGGCGCATTAACTAAGTCGATGAGCTTCCCGAAAGGCGATATCACCTACTTAGTAAACCCTTTCAACCAAGTGGCACTTGCTGAAATTCAGCGTTCAATTGGTACGGCTGACGGTTTGGTTAATCCAGCGTTTAAAGACGCGGTTATTAATAGTAATTTTGCAGGCTTGCGCGTAATGACTAGTGACTCACTAGCTTCATTTACTGCCGGAGCAAATACCGATAGAACTGGCGCTATTGTCGGCACACCAGACCCAGCCTACGTGACAGCTAAGGACACGATGACGCAATCCATCACCATTAACGGTTTAGCCTCAACGGGTACTGTTAAAGCGGGTGAGATCATCGAGGTTACTGGTCGTTTCTACTTGAACCAGTCAACGCGACAGATCATCCTAAACGCTGGTGTTGGTGTTAAGTGGAGAGCAGTTGTTACCGCTGACGCTGCAATATCTAGTAACTCGGTTACTATTATTGTTGCAGGGCCAGCAATCAAAGAGTCAACAGAGCAGTATGACACTATTGATACAGGCTTAACGGCTGGCGATGTAGTTACATTCCTTAATACGGATGATGCAATTACTCAGCCAAATATGTTCTATCACAAAAACGCTTACTCAATCGGTTCGGTTCCCGTTCCACGTTTAAGCGCACAAGATACGTTCATGAAGTCTAAAGATGGTATTCAAATTCGAATGACACGCGGTTCTTCTTTACGTGAAAACAAGCAGGTTTTACGTCTTGACATGATACCAGTCTTCGCTAGTTTGAACCCCTTCCTGGCTGGCCAGGGATATGGCAACCCATAGCAAC